GATAGGTAAAGTTAATTCTGAGTGCAGATTGGCTCTGGTAATTGACTCCGTTGTATTTAGCTTCCCAAATATGTTTTCTACCCATTCGTTATATCCCTCCACTGATATTAAAATGCGGCCATCTGGAGCTTTAACTGCAATACCATCTGACCAAATACCTTTAGCAATCTTATGTCTTATTGCCTTTTCAGAATAGCCAGTTTCTAATGCCATAGCTGAAATTGTCTTGTATTTAATCATGAATTATAACCTTATTTACGAATATGCAAAAAGACTTTGCGTCATTCACTTGTTTTTGTAAAATATTTACCCATATTTGCTTTGTCTTGATCATGAATAACTTTTTGTATTTTTTCTACAGTCATTTCTTCAATTTCTAAGTCAGCTTCCATTAAGAGAATAAGTTTATTTATACATTGCTTGCATTTGTATAAATCTTCCAATGGATCGTTTGGATTTTTAATGTCATACCTAACAATATATTTAATAATGTTAGAAGCTAAACCATTACGATCATGTGAGTAGCAAAATTCTTGGACATCAATGCCTTTAGTGTAATGAGAAGGGTTTATAAATTCGTTATAATCAATGCTCATATAAATCTACTCCCTAATTGGTGACTAATCATTACAAAATAGACAATTGCTGCAACTTCAACAACAAATCCTATAGTCCAAACAATTGCTACAGTAAGTATTACTTTATTTTGTGTGTCTACGCTCATTTTTCTCCTTTAAACCATTTTCCGAACAATAATCGGTACAGCTTGCCTTCTTCAGTATCGGTTCTGTAAAAAGGGTGATTTTTTTTAATCTGTTCCGCTTTCTTTTTCTTTTCTACCTTTTCTGGGTTTTTGTAAAGATCAGACATTTCTAAATCAGCTGTCTTTTTATAACCGCCAATAACGTGTTTGCCTTTAGGTGCTAATACAACCTCAGATTTTTTACTTTGTTTTAGTCGATGATTGACAGCTGCTCTGCCTAATCTAGTGTGATCCATAATTTGCTGCACAGTCATTCTGATCTTGCCACCATCAAGTCTTATTATTTGTTGTTTTCTACCCATGTGAAATACCCTCTATAGATTCAATAATTAAGGTTTTGTCTTTAAGAAAACCATCACAATCCGTTAAGCTCGAATCTGAGCAAGTCAACAATGACTCGTTCGGCTCACAAACTGTGTGTTCGGCGCAGCTGGTTATAACTAACGCTAGTATTGAAAATCTAAAAAGGGATGTCATCTTCGTCTGTTTTTTGTTCTTGTTGTTGTGGCTGCCTAGATTTGTAGCCACTCATATCTGGATACGGGAACTTTTGCTCTTCAGTGTTAACAGGTTTTTTATCTAAAAATAATAATTGGCCTGTATAGCCAGCTACAACCGTTTCAGTCGTGTAACGATCTTGGCCAGATTGATCTTGCCATTTTCGAGTTTGCAGCTTACCTTCCACATACACTTTTGAGCCTTTATCTAAATACTCAGCAGCGCGCTCTGCGGTCTTTCCATAAACAGCTACTTTATGCCATTCTGTCTTTTTAATTCTTTCTCCGCTCTGGCGATCTGTCCATTCCTCTGAAGTAGCTACTGATAAATTAGATACACTCTCGCCTTTACCTGTTGTGTTAAGAGTTGGTTTATCTCCTAAATTACCCACAATAATCATTTTGTTAATACCCGACATTTGAATCCTTAAATAAAATAAAAAAACGCTGTTTGAGGCAAAGTACAGCGCAAACTTTTGAAAAGGATTATGAACAACCCTAGCCTTTTATTATGCAGCTATAAAACTGCATAGACTTGATCCGCAAGCGTTTCTTTTTTAAGCCGCTTATCAAGCTCTAGTCCATTATCATGGCCAATTTTTTCAAGATCGGCTTTAGACATCTCCATTAAAAATTCCTTGTTTAGTTGTTTTGACCAAAAAGGTAGTTTGAATTTTTTTCTCATAAGTTCTCCTTAACATCTACCCGTACAAACATCAGAACCATTACCATATGCAGAGCATTCACAATCCATATTGATAGTCACTGGCGTAATTAATTTATTTGAAATAGAGCAATAACGTCTTGGACACTCAATTACATCCAAAGTTTTTTTCAGATCATTTAATCTGCCACTTATTGCATTAATTTCAAGACCAGTGAGCTTCATAAGCTCTCTGCCAGATAAAGGCGCATCAACAGCCTCTAATGCGCCCAAGATTTTTTCTTTTTGTGAAATATCTTTGCCGCTATTTTTTAGATCATCGTAAGCTAACTTACTCGTTGTCGCTGTAGTCATGTTGTTCTCCTTGATTTATATATGTGATGATGTAACTTAAAATGCCTTCTACAAGGCGTGCATTAGACTTATTCAGTCCAATCTCGATGGAATATGTATTTGTATTTGGCTGCGCCAATACCGTTGCATGTATTCCGAATAAAGTAACAAGATCAAGGATCTGATCTCGTTGTGCTGCGTCTAAATCATTGAGCCAAAGATTCATAAGATAAATCCAATCGCTAAACCAATGACAAAACCAAGTGCCATAAAATAACGGCCTATTTTTTGTTTACGTTCAAAAAATCGTATTTGGTAAGGCAGTAAAAATGATGTTTTGCGTGATCTCATAATAACCATCCCTGTGAAATGCAATATGGAAGGTAGCCAATCACTAAGCCAAGTAGAAAATACGTTGAGCGTATTCTTGGCCTTTTGTAATGCTCAACTATGAGCTTGTTTTGCTTTTTGTTACTCATGTAAGTTCCTTTCTGTAGATCAATTACTGGAACAATATACCAAAAAGATTTGCATTAATATAGTTAAATGCAAAATTATTTTTAGTTTACATAAGCAAAAGGCGTAAAAAAACCCGCCGTAGCGGGTTTTAGATACAATTTAAATAGCGCTTTATTTAAAGAATTTTGCTAAATTGTGATTATCTGGACAAACAATTAAGCAATTAAAAGCAATGTTTTTCATATTTGTTTCTTTGCCTTTATATGGAATCCAGCATGTCATTTCAATTAGATCCCATATTAAATTGCTAGCTAAACCAGCATCCTCAACTTTAACCATCCATTCTGATTGATTTGGTACTTTTAACTTTACCAATTCATTCAGTGTATCTTTACAAACATCGTACCAAGCACCGCCCATTTCTGAAAATTCATCCATTGTAAACTTACTTGTACTGAGTTGATCGTAAGGTAAATTAATACCTGTTTTCTGAGTAAAGGCTTGATCAACAGCCATCACCCTGACTTGATTGTTACTCATTATTTAGTTCTCCATTTGTTCTTTTATACTTGTACGAATGACCGACTTTTGTAAAGTCCATCAGCTCTGACTAATCCGAGCCGAAACCAAGTTTTTGTTATACCAAGCTCTTTATAGTGGCACTGGATAAACCCACTAGGAGAATTTTTAAAAAGGCAAGATCCCAAGCCTCTACTTTTTGTTAACGGCAGTGTACTCATCTATAAGTAACCTTAGTTCATTGTGAACTAATTTTTCATTTAAACATAAAAATTTACTTATATGCAAAAATATTTTTAACTATCAAATTTTTTAATTATTTTGCCATGTAAAATTTCATCAGCTGATAGTATTGGCTGCTCACCCGCTGGCGTACTAACAATCCATACAGATCTTGAAAAATCAATATCTGTTGGCCTGTCAGTAGCTAGTAACTCATGTATTTTCTCGTTGCTTTGATATTGTTGTGAGTTACCACGCATTAGGTAATCAACAGTGACTCCTAATACTGCTGCCAGTTTATCAACATACATAGGCGCACGTTTAATCTTGCCTTGTTCAAGGTTGCCTATATTTTGAAAACTAAGATCTTTAGAAATCTTAGCTGCAAGCTCACCTTGCGTTAAACCGAGCCTATCTCTTTCTTTTTTTACACGATCTCCGATTGTTTCTATTTTTTTCATATATATCATAAAGTTTGAAAACCAGACAAAAAATGCAAAGAAACTTTGTATATAATTCATCACATGGAAGAATTAATTAAACACTTTGGAACACAACAGAAGCTGGCGAGAGCCTTACAGTGTCATCATCAAAACATTCAATATTGGCGTAAAGTTGGTTTACCAGTCAAACGAGCTATTGAAATAGAACGAATCACAGAAGGTAAATTTACGCGCCAAATGTTATGTCCAGAGATCTTTAATTAAACAAAACTTTTTTGCATATCCTTTTAGGATACCGAATATTTTTAAAAAAAACAAGTAACTTATGGAAAAAGATTTTGCACATTCATTTGAGATTTGTAATTCACGTTGCCCATTAGTGCGTGAATGCGGCAGATCTCATATTCATTTTCCAAAGCACAAGATCTTAGAATACCGCGTAGTTTCATTTAAACCAAAGAGTGGTAAATGTTTATCACAGATCGAGCTTACATCATTACAAGAAGAGGATATAGATTGAAACAATTTGGAGAACTAAAAGGTAACTATGTAAAGATACCTAATGATTTGGTAAATGATGGCACGATCTCATGGAAAGCCAAAGGTTTGTTTTGTCACATGGCTAGTAAACCAGATAATTATAATTTTACTGTCGCATCATTAGCCAGTCAGTTTCCAGATGGAAAACACACAATATTTTCAGCATTAGATGAGCTTAAAAATAGTGGGTGGATTACATATACAAGAAAAGCTGGAGGATATGGAAAATATAAGTTAAACACTTGCATCCTATCAAAAGCCGAAAATCAGATGGAGATCGCTTCAGAATCTGATAATCAGACAAAAGGCATTTACTCAGAATCTGATAATCAGACAAAAAACACCCAGTCAAAGTCTGATTATCAGATGTCTGATTTTCGCATGGTGAGAAAATCAGATGGTATTAATAATACCGATGCTTTTAATAATAAAGATTTATATAAAGGCGATGCAGAAAAAAGCGGGGATAAAAACCAAAAGCCAGTGCAAGATGCAATTATTGCTCCATCTACAGGAATGAATCTAGAACAAATCTTATTGAAAACTACAGGAGGCAATGTAAATGTCAAACACTAAAGTCAATCACAAAGGAGTTGCTGAAGAGATATACGAATACTTAACACATGAGTATAAATTCTTAGTGCATAAACACATGACACTAGAAGGCTGTATTAAAACGCTGACTACCAAATTAAAGCGATTAACAGACCATCAAGTCGATTTTTGGCTTATGGCATTAAGGGAGATAGGTATGCACAAAAGTGACAACGCACCAACACCCACTGAGATCATTGCTGCCATCATAGCTAAGAGTAAAGAGTTTAAGCCAGTTATTGACAACCACCTCGCTATCAACACTATTGTTGAGAATGTCATTGATTATGAAGCATTATGGCAATCATCTAATGATCAGCAAAAGCATGATTTTTTTATTGATAACAGGTTTCATAAAGTGCCGCCTTACATTCGCTATTGGTTTGTCAAATACAACGAAGAGCATAGAGGCTGGAGTCCACATGAGTCGCACATGATGATTAAGTATTGGGCGCTGCCCTTTACACATGCAAATGAAGGCGCTGTGATTAACAACCAAAAGGAGATCATGAAATACTTTAGGGAACGTGTTAATGGCTAAAAAAATGATGCACTGGCTGCGTATGAAGCAGCTGAATGATGTGACAGAGATTGCTGAAGAGATGCAGAAATGGTGTGAATATCTTGCACACTCTGCAAAACAAGGTGATATGAAAGAAGTGAGAGAGAGTTTTGAGAAGATGGAAGAGCTGTTTAACAAAGCAAAGGGAGAGTAATGGGATTACTTAATGATGTTGAGAATAGGATGGGTGAGAGTGTCACAACAATAATGAATCGTAATGCAGTACAAGGTAAATCAATTAAACATTGTTCATTGGTCATGGATGTGAGTTACTCAACTGCTCACAGGTGGGCAAATAAATACAGTGTTAAGTTTGATCGATACAACAGAAATAAATGGAAGTTTAAAAATGTTTAATGTCAAAGGAGATATGAAGCCTATCATCAAGCATTTGAGTAAAACGCAAAAGAAGCAGATCCCTTTTGCTGCGGCGCAAGCAATTAACAACACACTGTTTGACATTATGAAGGCTGAGAAGGCGCAGCTGCCTAAGAAGCTGGATAGGCCAACACCATTCACATTAAAAGCATTTCGAATTAAGAAGGCTAAGAAAACTGAATTGGTTGGAAACATACACGTTACGCCAGAGCGCTACAAGTATTTAAAGTATGCCATTGAAGGCGGCACACGCACAGGCAACATAGGTGTGCCAACTAAGCATTCAAAGCTAAACAAGTATGGAAACATTCCAATGCGTAAGAAGGGATTGATTAAGAACAAGCGACAGTTTATTCAAACGATCAATGGCGTATCTGGCGTATGGGAAAAGTCAAAGTCTGGCTTAAAGCTAATGGTAGCGTTCGAAAAGACTGTGAACTATGAAAAGCGTTTTCCTTTTTATAAGATTGCTGAAGGCGTGGCGCGTAAGAAGTTTCAGCGTAACTTTCAACGCACGTTAAGACGTGCAATACAAACAGCAAGATAATGATGGGGGGTGGTATGACATATCTAATTAACAAAAGGTACTATCAGAGATATGCAACTGAGGGTAATTCGCAC